CACCGCTCCCGCCGCTCGCAGCGTGGTGATGGGCCGCATGGACACCTTGCAGCGCGACGTGGCGCATGACTTTGGCCTCTCCAACCTCAAAGTGGGGCGCGATGACGGCAAAAGCGTGATCCAGAACCTGCGCTCCGAGACTGATTTTTCGCCACGGTGGGTTGATACGCCTCGCCCTGCGCCTGGTTGGAGTTCTCGCGGCGAGACACCCGCTGCGCTGCCTGTAGCAAGCATGGGGATGCAAGCCGGCAATGCGTTGAGTAGTATGGCAACGCCTAAGAAGATCCCCACCAACATTGTCGGCAAGTACAGCGGCGAGTAACACCCATGAAAATGCCAGAGCAGAAACAACTTTTTGGCTTTTACGTTGAGCTGGTTAGAAAATGCGGCGTTACTCGTGATGAGCGCATCAAGATGTACAACACTTGGCGCTCGTATTTTCTCTATGGCGGCGGGCCTGATGCCAGCAAGACCATCAACAAGATCTACTCGCACATTGACCAGATCAACTCGCTAATGTACTCAAGCGAGACCACGCGCTTCTCGATTGATCTTTCGCCGTCGGCATCTGACCTGCACAAACCGCAAGTAGACCCCATGATGCGCTCGCTCAATCAAGACTGGCACTTGTCCAACACTGACCTTGTGTTTGGTCAGGCGCTGCTGTGGTCGTTTGTGTACGGCTCAATGTTCATCAAGACCCGCATCAACGCCGGTCAGATTGAACCGTTTGTGGTGGAGCCGCACGACATTGGCGTGCTGCGCGAGGACATCAGCGGTCTGTGGCGACAGGAAGCGTTCACGCACACCTACTACGTCACCAAGAGCCAGTTTGAATACGAGATGCGCCAGATCCCGCATCCGCGCTTGAACGAGTTGCTCAAAGCCCTTGAGCCTGCGCCCAAGCCCGTGCAGAACGAGCCGATGAGCGTGATGGAGAACATCGTCACCAGCGCCAGCACGCCCAGCATGATTGGCAACGTCAACATCAACTTGGACGGCGGCAACAAGTACCGCCCCAAGGTGAGCGAGGAGTTGCTGCGGATGACTGAGCTGTACGTCTTTGATGACGACATCAAAGATTTTCGCATTGTCACCATTGCAGATCCTGGCATCGTTGTGTTTGACAGGCCGTTGGATAGCCTGTTCATCAAAAACGAGATACCTCTGATCCAAGTTTGCCCCAACTTGGCGTATGACTATTTCTGGGGTTACTCAGAAGTGGACAAGCTGGTTCCACTACAAACTATGCGCAACGTCCGCATGGATCAGATCCTGCATATGCTGGACTTGCAAGCGCGGCCCCCTAAGTTTGGCAGCGGTTTCCAAGGCTCAATTGATGAGATTGCCGAGACGTTGGACAGTCCAGGCGGCGTGATCTCCGCTGATATGCCCGGCGCTAAAATGGATGCCATGGCCCCGTCAGTGCCAGAGGATCTGTACAAAGAGATCCGCGAGATTGACGCGATGTTTGAGGAGATGTCTGGCATCACCAACGTGATCCAAGGCAAGGGCGAGTCCGGTGTGCGCTCGCAAGGCCACGCTGCAAACCTTGCTCGCTTAGGCTCATCACGCGCCAAGAAACGTGCGCTGGTCATTGAGGATCAGCTTGAGAAACTGGCAACGCTGTTCCTGCAACTGAAAAAAGCCTACGACAAGTCGCGCCTTAAAACTGATGACGGTCTTGAGTTCATTGCTGACCAGTTCACCGAGCAGTTCACGGTGAAAGTTGACGCACACAGCAACAGCCCGATATTTCAAGAAGATCAACGTGCGCTGGCGTTTGAATTGTTCAAAGCCAAAGCAATTGATCGCACTACGCTGCTGGATTTGCTTGACGTACCCATGAAGGAACTGCTAAAACTTCGGTTGACCAAGATCGAGGCGGCTGAAGCTCAGGCCAAGCAAGAACAGATGGCTCTTGAGGCTCAGTCAGGCAAAGCTGGCAAACCCAAAAGGTAATGCACATGAAGCGCGGCAAGCGGTCTTCTAAGCGCAAAATGCGCCGGTAAGGCAACGGTTTTCAGTTAGGGGTGCAGGCTGTTCAGGAGTAATACCATGGCGCGTCGTTCCAAGCGCGGTGGTCGTAAGGCCAAGCGCAAGTAATTGCGTTTGTGTCGGCTGATCGCTCAAGAGCGATCCAGTCACACGACTGTCGAATCAAAGAAAGCCGGTATCACTACCGGCTTTTCTTTTTGGTGTTGACTTTCAATTGGTTGCGGATTACAAAGGATACCCATGAGTGTTCCCCCGAATATGATGCAAGCAATGACTGGTGGCGCGCCGCCGGCTCCCGCTGCTGCGCCGGGTGGAAAACCGCCTGTCGCTGGCCCGTCTGGTGGCCCAATGATGGCTCCGGCTCGCAAGGAAGGTAACCTTGCTGGAGCCAGAGCTGACGTTCAGGTGGTCATCAAAAAGCTCACTCAGTCCTTGCAGGCTTTTGCGCCCACAACCCCCGAGGGCGGCGCGATTATGAAAGCCATTGGCGCGCTGACCAAAGGGTTTGGCGACACCGAGGACAAGGACAAAGAATTGATGCCTGCTGAGATCATGCAGGCATTGTCAGGGGTTGCTGGCCCCGGCAAGCCGCCTCCGGGTCTGCCATCACCGGCTGGCCCCGCTCCACTTCCGACCCCCATGTGAGGATGCAATCATGCCTGGCACTCGTCTGTTTGACCCGTCCGCTTCGCTCGCCATCCGCGACCCGCAGGACAACGCTTCGACCTCCGACAAGATCCGCAACACGCCGCGCTATATGCAGCTGGGTGGCATCAAGTCGGGCAACGCTCGCGGCTTCATGGCTAACGACATGAAGATCAAGGCTCCGGGCGCGACGATTTCAAAAGTTCCGTTCAAGCATTATTGATCACGGCTAGGGGTAGCATTTTATGGCATCACTTGAAGATCTGACGATGGAACAGCAAGAGCAGGCCGCGCGCCTGTTCTCGTTTGTTAAAGCCAATCCTGACATCGAGAAATCGATTCGCCGCGAGGCCAAGCGCAAGAATCCCACCATGTCGGCTCCCGACATTGAGTTGGAAGATGCGCTTGCCAGGCAGCGCGAGGAGTTTGAGGCTAGGCTCAAAGAGCGCGACGATCAAACCGTCTCCGCACGGCTTGTTAACCAGCGCGCTGAAGCCCACGCCAAGATCCGTGATGCCGGTCTCTCGCCTGAAGAAGTCGAGAATACCATGGTTGATGAGTCGATTGGCAGCTATGAGACTGCGATCAAATACGTTCGGGCGCAGAAGCAACTTGCTCCTGCCACGCCTGAGTCGATTTCGCCGCACTCGCTGCCCGACAACAAGGACTTGTGGTCAAACAAGAACGCCTTTGCCAAGCGCACGGCGTTTGACGCGATCAACGAACTGAAGGCGAATCGCAAACTGGGTTAATGGATTGCTGCGGGGCGTGCGGCACAACTTTTAGGAGTCTCAAATGGCAGTTTTTGGACAGGGTATTGTTCCCGCAGCAGGCCCGATTGCTAACGAGCTGACTTATGTCACTCGTCGTGCGTTCATTCCCAAGATGGTTGTGCAAATTTACCAGTCGTCGCCGGTTATTGCCGCGCTGCTGGCAAACGCACAAAACGCTTCGGGCGGCGTATCCAGCATCAGCGTACCGGTGCAAGGTCAGGCGTTTGTTAACTCGCAGTGGACGGGCTACGACGGCTCGTTCAACCAGCCGCAGGCCCAGCAGGGCGCGTTCCTGAGCGAGTTCAACCTCAAGGCCATCGTAACTCCCATCCCGTTCTTGGGCATGGAAGGCGCGGTGCAGATGGATCACGCAGTCATCCCGCTGATTGAGGCTCGCATGAACGATGCGACCAACAGCATGGTCGATGCGTTTGCCAACGCCTTGTACAACAACACCACCAACACCCAGCAGTTGATCGGCCTTAACGGCGCGATTGACGACGGCACAAATCTGGTGACCTACGGCAACATAAACCGCACGGCTTATCCGTGGTGGCAGTCCAAGACTTATTCCACCAGCCTTAATTTGACTCGCGTGAAGGCGCTGCAATACATCGCGGCTTGCCAGAAGTACGGCAGCGAGATGCCGACGTTTGGCGTCTGCGGCATCGGCACTTGGCTGGGCCTTGCCAACGACTTTATTGGCGCTGAAGCGTACAACATTCAGCCTGGCAACGGTTTTGACAGCGACGCTGACCGCCCGCGCAGTGCGTTCCGCGCATTGGACGTGGCCGGTGTGCCGATCTACTGCGACCCGTACTGCCCTGAAGGCACGTTGTATTTGCTCAACAGCAACTACCTCAACCTGTACGTTCACGATCAGGCTGCGTTTGCCTTCACCGGCTTTGAGTCGCTGCTGTCCAACTACCAGTTGGGCTACATCGGCGCCGTGCTGACCATTGCCGAATTGGCGCTGACCAAGCCCAAGTCGTGCGTGAAAGTCACCGGCCTCAGCAGCATTGCCATCTAAGGGAGAAAATTAATGTCAGACCTCAAAATTGCTGTTGGTGGCGCAGACTACTTCACTGAGCAGTCCACCGCTGCGGTTCCTGTTGCCATGACGGCGGTCACCACCACGTCAACCAACAACATTATGACGATCACCACGGGTTCGGCCCATGGCCTGACGTTCAGCCCCGCCGCCGGCACTCTGCCCAACTACTTTGTAAAGTTCGGCGGTTCGGGCTACACGATCAACGCCGGCACGGGCGTGTTGCTGGGCAACGTGTTTCGTATTCTGTCGATTCCCTCGGCGACTACGTTCACGATCTACACCACCATCACCAGCGTGACGACCACCACGTCGTCCACGGTGATTCCGGTGTTCTACCCTGTGTTCCAGCAGGCGCTGCTGTCGGGCGCTGCCACGGGTACGCTGGCGTCGGGTACTACTGGCTCGTTTGCCAGTGCTGGCGGTTATCCGTACTACGGCAGTGTGCAGTGCGCCAACCTGACCACGGGCGCTAACGCCAACGTGCAGTACAATCCTGACAACACGGGCTTCCCGCTCGATGCCTCAACCGGCAACACGCCTGCCACTGCGCCCACCGTGCGCACGTTGTTGGCGGTGTCGTCTAACGGCCAGCTTCGCTTCGGCCCATATGACTACATTGCGGCCAGCGGTTCGACGGGAACGACGTACATTTCGATTGTTGCTTAACGTGTAATGGAGGGGTGCTATGAACACGTTGGATTTGTCTGAGTACATTCGCGTTGTCAACAAGACGGGCAAAATCATCAAGGCCCGTTACGATGGCAAGGAATACGTTTTCGCCAACGGTGAGCCAACTGACGTTCACCACTTGGCGGCGACCCACATCTTTGGGTTTGGGCAAGACGACAAAACCAATGCGTTTCATCGCCTTGGCTGGTTGACTGACAACAGTTACGAGGCGGCTATTGAGCGCCTGTTGGACATCCAGTTTGAGGACATTCCTTCAGTTGCTGTGAACATTAAGTCTGGCGCTGCAAAGCGCGGACGGCCCAAGATCAGCAGCCCAACACCCCTGGCCGATGCTGATGCGGATGACGGGGACGAGGCTTCGGCCTCGTTCCCGACTGATGCGGAGGCTGCGGGGGATCTGTAATGCGGAGGATGAGTGGCTCTCAATTCGTACATCACTCAAGTCCGCAGGCTGTTACACGACCCCAACGGTCAATACTGGTCTGATTCGGAGCTGACCGACTACATCAACGAGTCGCGCAACCGCGTCTGCAAGGACACGCGCTGCCTTCGACAGCAGTTGGTGAGCTTCGTCACGCTGACAGCAGGCATTGAGCAATACCAGCTCTCCTCGCTAACCCTTCCCACGGCCCTGACCGGCTACACCATCATGGATGTGATGGGCATCAACGTGCTGTGGGGCAGCACCCGCATCAAACTAGCGTACCTTGCGTGGTCGCGCTTTGATGTGCAATTCAGGTACTGGAACAATATGCAGTCGCGGCCCGTATGCTTTAGCCGCTTGGGCAGCTTGAGCGTGTACGTCGGCCCCACGCCGGATCAGAGCTACAGCAGCGACTGGGACGTGGCGCTTATCCCGCCTGCGCTGGTCTCTGACAGCACCGCAGAGCCGATTCCTGAGCCGTTTACCACGCCCATCAAGTATTACGCCGCACACCTTGCCAAGTTCCGCGAGCAGTCAATTGGCGAGGCTGAGTTGTTCAAGCAGATGTACGGCAAGCAGGTCAGGACTGAGGCTGTTGCGTTCATGGGCCGCATCATTCCTGACCCGTATGCTAAGTGATGTGAGCAATCATGCCCGCACCACAAAAAGAAGCTGCCGCTAAAGGCGAGAAAGAGCAAAGAAGTAAGTACTTCCGCGAGTGGAAGGGCGTTTACACCAAGTCCAAGCGCAACTCGATTCCGCAAGACAATTGGTACGACCTTGTAAACGTCATGCCGGTTGGCGCAGGCAACTTGCACACAGTTGATGGCTTGTCGGCCTCGCTGGTGGACTACACCACCAACAGCGTCTACTGGATCGAATACGCCAACATCAACAGCACCGACTACTTGATTGCGTTTGCGACCAACGGCAAGGTGTATGCGTACAACATTGCCGCCAACACCAACACGCTCATATCCAGCGCCATGTCTGCTGGCACTAGGATGGATCAGTGGAAATCGCAATACATCCTGTTCTACGACACCACGGGCTACTACTCGTGGGACGGCACGACGTTTACCGGCCCTATCACTGGCGGCATCATCCCGTCTGGCACAATCACTTCGCCTGACATTGCCGTGTTCAGCGGTCGCGTGTGGCTGTACAGCAACCGCGCTTTGTATGTGTCCGCTCTCAACAGCGTAACGGACTTCACCACAGTTAACGGCGCAATCACTCAAGTGTTGACCGACCCGCAGCTTCGCGGTCAGTTAACGCGCCTGTACAGCGCCAACGGCTACCTGTACTTGATTGGCAAGTCGTCGGTGTTTGTGATTTCTGACGTGTACATCCCGTCTGGCGCTAGTCCACCGGCTCCGGTGTTCAGCATCCTGAACGTGCAAGCCATTATTGGCTGCGATCAGCCAGGATCCGTGTTCACTTACAACCGCGACCTGATGTTTGCCAACACTTACGGC